CTACTTGTTGCTCTACTGGTTGATGAGTAAATTGATCTAAATTTTTTCCCCAATAATTGATTTGCCCACGCTCTTCTGGCATAGGACGATAAAGTTCTTCTGGGTTCCATAGATTTTTAAGAACCAAATATCCATTTTTATCAAACTCTTCGTTATTGGTCCAGGTTGTTCCAGTATTTTGACGTTCTTGAAACATCAACTGCATTTCATTCATTTGTTCTGCCATATCTCTACCTCATTTCCAACGGCTACCGACCGTCCAACCTACCAAACTCTTACGGGTTCCTTTTGTAACTTTAAGAACTCTATGTTGTGTGCGGGAATCAAACAGAATCACAGTGCCACGCTTACGAGGAGCAATGTAACTATTTCCTGCCTCATCAAGCAGTTGCAGGTTTCCACCTTCATAATCATCAGGATCACTTAACTGAACCACGAATGAAAGTTTCCTTACAAGTTCAATGTTCTCATTCACAAAATCTTGTGCTAGACCATCCTGACGATTACCAACACTTACGGGTTTGTATTGAGTTGCAAGTCCTGCATCATTGTGCCAACCATAGAACTGCCCTTCACTATACTTGGTGAACTGCATTGATTCGCCATCAATACAATGCAAGTCATACAGGAAGTTCTCACGGTTTGCTCGTTCAATATAATGCCATACGAATCCTCCTACCCAATGTGTGGTGGGAATCCAGGCGTTTTGTGAGTTTCGTTTATCTTTATTGAGGGCATCTCCGTGTAAACGAGAATCCTGAAACTGATCATCAAACTTTTCTGTGAGGTCTCGTTCGATAATATCTACTACGTCTTCTGGTAGGTCAGAAAAATACCAAATGCTTTGAAATGCCATATGTTAATAATGTATTCAACGTCATTATATAGGATGTTGGGGAAAGTGTCAATATGATTTTGATTTATTGCCAAGCATAAGTACCACTATAAACACCATAAGTGGAATTGGAATAATTTGTCAGTGAATATGTTGTGGGATTAATAGTTACTCCGTTCACATTGTTTGTAGATGTTCCAAATAAACTAAATGGGTTAGATGAGGTTAATGCGGTATTTTGTGTAATTTGAGAAGAACTACCACTATAAGAAGATAACCAATTTGAAGCGACTATTGTGCAGTTATACAATCTTCCTATTCCAGAATTAGTATTATCATAAAAATGAGACATTGTTCCATTAGCATTTAATTCTTGTATTACACAATTATAAACTTCTCCGTATGGATCACTAGCATCATAACCCCACATGGCAGTTTCGTAATTATTTGCTCTACCATTATTATCTCTTTTAATTATCAATCCATAAATTTTACAATCAATATTTCTCATACCAAAAATATGATTATCTCTTGCCCCTAAATTAGATGCTTCTGTCACTGTTACTCGTCCAGGAGCTCCTATAATCGTAGTAGTAGTAGAAAAAGCGAACATTCTTTCACCATAAGAACCTGGACCACTATTGGTAACTGTATACGATCCTGGTTGTATAATAATTGCTTGATTATTTCCAGCAACTGATATGGCTTTCCCTATTGTGGCATAAGGTGATGCTTCTGTTCCCGAATTACTATCACTACCAGATGTAGAAACATAATACTTAGTAGCAAATGAATTTATTAGTGATTGATATGCTGTTGGAAAAACTGATGCCCCAGTCGCAGCAGTAACAGCAGCCTTACCAAACCCAGCACCACCCACACCTCTTGTAATACCAGTAAAAAATGGTTTTTCTTTCCTATGCCATTCAAACATCATCCAATCCTCCTATCAAGGTCTTATACTACCGTATCTGAAACTTCCATTATTCGTGGCAAGAACATTATAGTTTCCAATCGTTCCAGTACCACTTCCATTATAATGAATTGCAAAGCTTACAATATCTATATCATTTGCAGTTGAGGACAATGTGATGGTTGATGCAGTTGCAACTCTTGCCGAAGTTGAGAATCCAGCAACATTATAAGGAGTCAAATAAATATTGGTTCCAATACCAGTCGATGCTGTTGTATTACCAGTTCCAGTTGCATTCTGAGTAAAGATAATTGTATAAGTCGTCAGAGAGTTCTTTGTTGCTGGGAAGTTTCGGAGTGAAACAATACCAACTTGTCCATTTACAAGACTGTGAGTGAATACAGTTCCGTTCTGAGCATTACATTCTAGAATTATATTTGTAGATCCACTAATTGAGTAAGTTGATGCTGTGCTGACTGTTTCAACAGCACCCTTGATATCAACACCATTACTAAAAGCAAAAGCATCGGAGTTTTGATTCCAAGTTAGTGTCTTATTTGTAGTACCATAAATCGTAAGTCCAGCACCATCTGCTAATGCATTAGATGGAGAACTTGTACTACCAATACCAATATTTTTATCTGCTACTTCTAATGTTTGAGTATTAATAATGGTTTGAGTGCCATTCACTGTAAGTCCATTACAGGTAATGATACCAGAAGTATTAATATTAGTTGGTGAAAAAGTTCCAGATTGAGTAAAAGTTCCGGTATTAACTAAATTGCCCGAAATAGTCGTAATACCAGAAATAAAAACATTACCACTAATCGTTGCTGCACCACCAACTGTCGTAATCCCGCCAGTAATATTCACATTACCAGAGTTTGTCAAAGATCCAGAGTTTGTCAAAGATCCAGCATTTGTAATGCTACCAGTGCTTGTTACAGAAACAATACCAGTCACTGCAAGAGTATTAGTTTCAGGAACAGTAACAACTGACCCAGTTCTTGATTTAATATTGTCTACTCTTAATGTTGACATCTTAAAAATACTTTTTAGTTATTTAGATTAGTTTTCTTCTATAATCAGAATGCAACCATTACCGACACTCAACTGAAATCCAGGTTCAATATCCACAGTGACATCTTCATCGTGAAGTATAAAGGATGTTTTATAAGGTGGTTCAATATTAATATTAGATTCTATCACATTTTTTTGAGTATCACGAAAAGTATTATCAACAAAACCTAACTGAACTGGAATTGTCATATATCTATAATGCTAAAAAATACTCCATTACCAACACTTAATGTTGATCCAGATTCAATATCCACAGTTACTTCTGGATCTGCATAAATCACAGCAGTCTTTTGTGGTAGATCAAGATCAATGTTAGAATCAATCACATTCTTATAAGCAAACACCGTAGCATCATAAACGACTGATGCTCCACCACTACCAGAAATACTGATATCAACGGTGTTTCCACGAACAGTAAATGTATTTCCAGTTCCTACAAAGTTTAGTGCTGTGATGATTCCTGATGAAATGGTAACTCCACCAGATTGAATTCCAATAGCATCAATACCACCAGTTGCAGTAAGAACACCAACGGCATTAATATTACCAGTAAAGTTCAACGGATCTCTTATAATACTTCCACCAACTTTAGTAAGAGCCATTATGTCATCTCCATAATCGACACAGAAGCATCTATACTACTTACAGTATCACTAATAATTGTCAATGTATCAGTTGTTTCTAATATTATTTTATTTCCAGACATAAACTCTAAAGTTGAACCTTGAGGAACAGGAACATTTTTCATCAAACTTATATTATCTGCTGATACTCTTGTAATACCAACTCCCACATTTACTCCGGTTCCAGAAATATTTGCAAGTGCAATGCCAATAATAATCGTAGTAGTTGATGCCGGAACAGTATAAATCCCAACAGTCGTAATGCCTACATTTGCTTTTGTTTTTAGTTTATAGGTATTTGCCATTTTATTAACTTAATGCAATTGCAAGTCTCATAGCTTCTTCAAGGATGTCAATTCCTTTGGCTCTAACTGTTGTAGAACTATTTATATCACCTACACTATCCAACGAATATTGTGGATTTGTAGTTCCAATTCCAACAGAACCAGAAACATAAGTATTTCCTTGAACATTAAATTTTGCAAATGTTACTGAAGTTCCAATGCCAATATTTCCATTTGTATCCAAATAAAGTTGATATGGATTATTAAAGACTCCACCACCACCACTAACATTTGTTTCAATTCTTATTGGTTTTGCAATACCGGCAGGAGCATATGAACTATCAATTCTAAATTCTGTGGCAGACGAAACAATTCTTACATTATCCCAAGCATTTGTATTTTGAAAGTAATCAGTACCGAAAAATTCAAATTGAGCATTTCCTGTTCCGTTTGGAAGTACTCTTAAAGTTGTTGAACCATTTGTCTGAGAATTTCTAAATGTTGGACTTCCCGAATTTCCACCTATTCCAAATGCAAAAAAGTCTAGATCACCAAGACGAATTCCTCCAGATTGAGTGCCTACACCCGCAATATGTAAAGATTTTTGGGGATTTGTAGTTCCAATTCCAAGTCTTCCAGATGCAGGTATAAAAACTAATTTTGTAGTAGAAATACCAACTGAACTTACGCCAATATTAGAAGCAAATGTAGGAAATACTGGAGACGAA